TTTGTTTGGCGTATTTCTCCATGATGTCACCATCATAAGTAATACTATCATAAATTAATTTACATTCTTCACGATTAACATCAAAAGTTAAATTGACGTTGTCGCCTTGGGCTACACATAATCTCCCGTTTTGGTTAGCAACCCCCGATAGAGAGGTAGACGGATCAGTAAAGGTTAAATCAATATGAACCTCTTCATCAAGCATAAACATAGGGAGCTGATTAAAGCGTAGGAACGGGAATAGGTCGCTCAAGTAAACCGAATAAACCGGTGCTTCACTAATAGATTGAGCGGATGTGCCGTCGTGGTGCATCCATGGTAAAAGCTCAAAAGCACCAGCTCCACCAGCGGGAGCAACAACGGGATTGCGTCCAACATCAAGACCAATCTTTTTAGCAGAGGCGGGGGGTTTATCAGTAACATTCGCCGTGCGGTCATCATATACCGGTTGATGAGCGATGCAACGCTGGGATAAATACTGTTCTCTTTCTTTGTTATCTTCATTCGAAATGAAGAGAGACTGATATGAGTGGAAATTGTTGTAATCCTCAACAGAGCATACGGTATTATTACCGATAGAAAGCTGGGCGGACTGAATGAGTTGGGATACACCAATATTTAATGGATAGTATCCAGTCTCAACACCCGCTTTAGGAATAGCAGCAAGAGTGATTTTAGAATTAGAATGAAGAAATCCAGCAACACGGCTCAAAGTAAATCTAACTCTACGCTGGGAAAAGGTTACCGGATCAATTACATCCGTGTGTAACATTTGTCCGTAGGAGGACGGAATAGCTCCAATCTTAATAAGGTCGGGAATGCGACTTTCAGTAACGGGGGCATCTTTAGTATCATCCATTTTATATAATCTAATATATATAAAAAAACAAAAAAAATAAAATTAAAAAATATAATACATAGAAAACATTACATAACAACTTGTACGCCATCGTCACCCGACCAAGCAACAACAACTTTGGATTTAATGAATAGGTAAGCCGATATTGGATTACCGTCAACCAAGCCGTTTTTCATTTGAATACTGAACTGCGAGGACGAGAAATCAACACCTTCACTTCGAAGTTGGTCATAGAGGACACCAACACCATAAACAGCACCAGCATCGGGAACATAGCGATAACCAGTAAGGGCGTTTTGATTACCGGTGTAACCACGGTTAGTAGTTGCGGGTGAGGCGGTGGTTCGGGTATGAACTCGTTCGGGGATAATAGCACCGAGGAAGTTTTTGATTACTTGAGGATCAACAACAGTCGTTGCATTAGTCGTAGTGTCATAGACACTCTCAACCTCAAATGAGGAAGGGAAACGCTCACCATTACGGAGGAATGAAATAGTTTCTAAATTAGCAACACCACCATCACCAGTACCAGCAGCATTCGGTTTTAGGGTAGGCATATAAGTCAAAAATCCATCTTGGGATAAATTGTTAATGAAATTAGACGGGACAAAATTGACGAATGATGCAAGAACCTTTGACAGTCCAAGATTAAAATTGATGATTGAGTTAGTGCTTTCAAGTGTGGAGAAATACGAAGTAATAGAGTTAAAATCAAGAACACCTTTATCGGGGGATTTTACACCAGTCTCAATTTCACATGTTAGTTCAAGTCCACTTAATTCATAGAAAGCATTTGAGATATTGGTAGTAGTTGCATCACTCGAATAGAAGAACTGACTATCGGGGGCAAGGTGGATCTCAATCTCAAGAGGGACTTTATCAAGCGGTAATTTATCTACACCAAGAGTAAGCCCAGCGGGTAAGGGAATACAAAATACCGAGCTACGGGTGCTACGAATAACATTATCACGATACGCTTGGTAGTTAGGCATAATCAAAGCAGACTTCGAAAGATGACCCGCTACATCTTGCATACCAGCCATTACCGGCATATAGGAAGACATGAAGCGTCCATAATGTCTAATGTGTTCTATAACTTGTTTTGTTTCAGCGTGGCGGAAAACAAGTTGGTCGATAGCGGAGTAAATACCGAGTTTATGAGAACCTTGTAGTTCAACGGCAGCAGCATTCGTGGGATGAAGTGTCCCAGCAGCATCACGCCAAATATCAAGATTACCCGATAGACGGATAGATGATAAATCAAGCATAGCATCTTGGCGACCAAGTGTCACCGTAATTATTGGATTACCACGGGCGAAGGAAACCTTACCAGTAGAAGGAACATTATTCGGGAGAATAGACCGATAGGATTTAGTTGACATTTTATATAATAGTAAATATATAAAAATTATGAAATAAAAAATTAAAAAAGATACATAGAAAATACTTAAAGTTTCTCAAATATAGTTACAACCCGAAATCGGTGATTAGTAGATTTAACCATCCCTATTCTACCAATTATCTTAAACTCTATTTTTTTGTAATTTGGTAACACTTGGTCTAACCAAATTAAATGACCTCCTTTTTTTAATACATGATACGCTTGTTTAAAAACAACATTTCGTTTAACCATACAACAACCATATCTTTCACAATCTTCTACAGAATAAGGTGGGTCAGCAAGTATTAAGTCATAAATATTATGAGGGATTACTTCGCTAAAAGTTTCGGCATCTAATCCGGTATTGTAATCAACCTTATCATAATCTTCACTATCGGGTAATGAACCACTAAATAAATGTAATGTTGATTTTGGTATTAATGGAAACATCGCAAATATCCTTTCTAAATACCCATAAGGATATGCTCCATATAAAGTAGTTTTTGTTGTGTAATTATTACCCATTACCCATATACCTTCTATGCAATCCCGATTGATTATTAGTTTAGAATATTTAGGAAATGTCTTATGATAATTCTCAACTCTTTCTTCTAAACTCATCTTTATATTATACAATATATTTTAATTTTAGAGAGAAACCGTAACACGATCACCCTTAATGGAAATACGGCGAAGGTGGAAGAGATAGCAGAATAACAGTTTATCATGTTTCGGTGGGCGATCAACACCCGCCTCCGTCGTCTCGTTGTAGAGAAGCTGGAGCTGATTGGATTTGTTATTAAGATTTGCAACACCATCATTAAGAGCGTATGCCCGACCAATTAGATAATTGCGGTTGTAATCACTAAACGATCTCGGGACAATCCCCGCTTGGTTAAGTGCTTTCTCAAGTTCAATAAGGGGTTGAGCTGCAATACTTTTACCACCATTAATTTTAGATACAACAATAGGACGAGATGGAACAAGTTTATCATCAACTACCATTTGGTAAGATGTAAGATGATCTATAATACCAACTTGACCCGAGCGGATAGAATGAAGGCGTCCATCCATAAGGGTTGTTTCTTCTTCATAAGCTCCCGATGTCCCCGCCATCAAATCAGCAACCGATAAGGTGCTTGCATCAGTAGGCATAATAATCATAGATTTCGCCCGAGTATTAGAAACTGCAAGATTGATTGTAGCATTACGATTGGTTTTGAGTAGTGAATGTTTGTAATTGGTGACACTTGGAATATCAATCTCAATAGAACCACCATCTCTCATACGCTTCATCATACCACCCTCATACTGCGGGTCAAGACCGACTTGCTGACAGATAATTTCACAATTAGAGATTTCGGTGGTGGCTGGGTATGAAGTAGTAGCTGCTACAAGGACAGCGGAGGCATCGGCTACTTGCCGTCTATCAGTATCTATAGCAGCGTCAAATAGAATGAAGTTATTGGAAGTTGCTTCTACACCAGTACCAACATCGCTGTTTTGGAACTGTTCGCATGTAATTAATATAAATCCACTTGCATCAAGTTCGATGTTTTCAATTAAGGGATATCCTTGTTTATCACCGGGTAAAGATGTAACCGTTAAGGCACATTCGTTTCTCGGGTTAGTTGCATCACATATACCAATACGACCACCTTTTACAAAAGGACAATTAGCAACGCTAATCATATTGTTTTGTTTGCCTAAAAATATCTCGGTTCGGTTAGTGGCGTTTGCAATATTTAATTTAAGACCCGCATTATCTACACCATGGAAAACGGGGTTTTGTTTCATACGGCGATGACGATTAACACTATCAAGCTGTTTAAGATATCTTGCGGGATCTTCTAAATCAATCTCAATAAATAGACCATCAGTCATGAGAACGGGGAAGATTTTATCACCCCCATCAGCGAATAAACCGGTATGGATTGGTAGTGATAGTTTAGCTGTTAGGAAATCATCCGCCGTCCCCCAATTGCGACCAACGGGAACAGTCCCAACGGGTTTGTAATAAGGGTTGCTTTCGAGGTCAATATTGTTAGATACTGATGTACCAAGTGTGCCTCGGGTTTCAATATTAGTTACAAGCGAACCTTCTTTTAATGCTCTCATCTTTTTTAAACTATCATCTTGATTGTATGAATATTGCATTTGGACTTTGGCGTTGTAATCACTAATCTCTTCTAATAGAACAGCACGATTACCGGAATAGATACGGATATTTCTAACTACTGACTGACCTCCAATAAAGGGGTCAAGCTGTAGGCGGGTTGGGGTTAGACCAACGGGAGCAGCAACCTTAATATCGAACTGTAAATAACTATTTTTACCATCTAAAAACTTAACGGTGGAGGGTATCTCAAAATCTACTCTACGACCACTCTGCCCCGCTGTCCCCGAATAGGATAGTCCATTTGTGGACGGAACGGATACTTGGGTTTGTGAAACTTTGATTTTGTCATCATTACGCCAAAAGGAACTCATTTATACTATACTAATATAAAATAAATCTTGTGAAATAAATTAAAAAAATAAAAAATTAATTAAAAAAATTAATTACTTCTTGATTGGACTTGTGTGACCTTTTGAACTCCAACCTCTCCCCGAGTTTGAGAACTTAAATCTTGATCGGTGGTAGTTTTATCAGTAGCCGCTTGTTTAACATCTCCAAATAATTCAGCAGCACCACCAGCTAAACCTAAAACAGCACCTAACCCTTCAGCAGCAATAGACCATGGAGTAATACCTCCCGTCGCTATACCCCCAACTTCTAAAGCCGAACCAGCAACATTTAGTATATTACCAACTTGACTTGAAGTATTCGAACCAAATGTTTTCATGCTAACACCCCCCGATGTAACCGCCCTCGATATATCTTCGGTTAAATCTATAACACCACCAGCACCCGCAATAACACCTTTACCAGTTCTTATTGCTGCTTCTTTTAATGCATCCCCACCCAAGGTGGTTGCTTCTTTAGATGTGGCTACAATAGCATCCTCGGCTTCACTTGCAACATCACTTGCAACATCAGTCGCCTCACTACCAACCTCCGTCGCCTCCGTGCCTACTGGTACTCTATCAACAACGGGGTTTGCCGTTAATGATGTCTCAACATTATCTTCACCTATGAGAACATCTCCCGCTTTAGGAACATTAAAGTTTTTTGGTAGTGTTTGTGTT